GATCCCGAAGTTACGGAATTATTTTCTTACCTACTTTGCATCAGGGCTTCCAATGATTAAGAATTTTCATAAGATGTGCGAACACCCAAAGAACTGATGGTTGGCTTATGACCTGTCGCCATTTCTAAAGAAAAAGAGGTTACGTTTTCACGTAACCCCTTTTTTTATTTGGTGGAGCTGGCGGGAGTTGAACCCGTGTCCGAAAGTTTTTAATCCACTAATAAATATGAATTAATTTCCCATAAAAATCCGCGCGGCTCCTTTACGGCTCCTTTCGTGTCCCGCCACTGGCTAGTAGTGGTCTTCGCTCAGTGTTTCCGTCGTACTCTTTCAAATAAGATCCGTAATGCCTGAAGAGCATCTCCGGCCCCTTGTGGCCCATCTGTCCGGCGAGCCAGAAAAGGTTGGCGCCCTGGCTGATGTGGCGCGTCGCAAATGTATGCCGGGTCTGGTAAGGGTTGCGGTACCTAATCCCCGCCTTACGTAAAGTTGGGACCCAAGCTTTTTTGCGGATCGCGTCTGCGCTGGCCCACGGCTTATTCGTTTTCGGATCCTCGAATATCGTTGCGTCTTTCATGAAGGTGAAAGTTTTCTGATTCGCCAGCACTGCCATCGCCACATCGTTAAGTTCTACTTTGCGTGTTCCTGCCTTTGTTTTCGTCCCCTTAATAACGCCAACTACACTCGCGTTCTGAACGTGCGCAGTCTTCCCGATGAAGTCGATATCGCGCCAGCGCAGCGCGCATAATTCGGAACTGCGCAAACCCGTCTGGATAGCGAACATAAACAGGTTTTCCCACTGCTTATTACCGGCAGAGGAGAGGAGGGCATCTACTTCTGCTGGTGAAAGCGGATCGACAATATAGTCGCTGTCAGCAGTCGATTTGTCGCTTTGATACCGGGATGCCGTTACCAGAGATACCGGGTTGAGTTGGAGCACGCCATCTGTTACAGCCTCGTCAAGCGCTGAGCGCAGGAAAGAAAGTTGGTTGCGAATTGTCTTTAGCGTAGTGGTGCGGCTCTGGATCCATGCTTTCATCGCAGCCGGCGTCAGCTCGCTTGCAGGCAGTGAATGAAGGGCTGCCAGAGCGCTACGACATTTTTTATAACCGCCAATAGTAGACGGCGAAAGTTTTCGCGTTTCACAGATGTGGATGTATTCGTCCAGGTACATTTTTATTGTCTTTCCAGCGGCCGCATTGCCAAATAATTTTAACCGTGCAGATCGCGGGAAATATTCTGCATAAACGAATGTTCCACGCTCGATTTGATTATGGATTTCGCCGAGGGTACGCTCGGCGTATTTCAAGTTTTTGGGGCTCACTTCCAAATTAGAAAGGGGCTCTCTGCATTTCACCCCTCTATAAGTGAACGTGATATTGATGGTTTCACCCTGGCTGTGCTTCCTGATGGTCACGCCGCGCGGGAGTTTAGGCGACTCTGTCTTGCCCATTTAGCTACCTCACTTAGATCAATCCATCTCTCCTTAACGCCTTCCACCTTCAGCACTTGAACTCCCTCCCGCCACACACCACGCTGCACGCGTTTATTGATGGCTTCGAGAGTCTCGCCTGTTTCACTGCAATAAGTTGAGATAGGGACACAATCGAGGTTCAGCATAATTCCTCCACTTTACCGGCTGCACCCGGCCACTCTTTAAAAATACAGGTCCCGCAACCATTGCGGGCCCAGTCACAACAGCTACCACATCGGTTTACTTTTTTAGCTGCGGATCCTCCATATCTGGCTTTTTAAAGTTCGCCTCTATGGACTCGCCAAGCCGCTTAAGCCAGTCGGCCAGTTTCAACGCGGCTTCTTTTGGCGACTTCTGGGGAGGGAAGTCAGTGATTACTATACAGGCATCATAATTACCGTAACCGTCACGGTTTATCGACATGCCCTGTTCCAGCACCGTCAGCTGATTGCTGTGTTTAACGTAGTAACGTGATTCTGACGTTCCGGTGCTGCGCTCTTTGACATAAGAGACAAGCTCCACTTCGGTGGTGATAGTTTTACCCTGTTCGCCTTCGATGCGCTGAATCATTTTGGGGAACGTATCAGCCATTGTCTGCCTCCTGCTTTGGCGCCGCAGCAATCATTGCAGCCCAGCATAACTTAGCCCGGTGCGCCGCCAGCTCGCAGCCGCTCATTTTTTCGTATGTTTCCAACGCTTCCGGGTCACAGAATGCTTCTCGTAGCTCTGCCTCAAAGCCGTTAATAATCATGTCCTCAGTTGGAATGATCGGCACCAGTACATAACCATCCAGCACTACCGGCGCTGGCGGGGCGGTATATATCTCACGTATCGAATAGCCTGGGTTGAACGGTTTTGAGACGATAAACTCAGCCTCCGCCTTGGTTCTGCAGAACGACTGCCAAACACCAACGCTTGTTACGACCACGTAGTAATCTGGCTCGGCCGTCAGCGCTGCCATCGCGATTTCAGCCAGGCGCAGGCGTATAGCTGTTTGCTGGGACGGAATAAGCTCGTCACGCTCGCGCCAGAAATCAACCTCTTCACGCGCCTGATCGATTAACTGCTGGTTGGTGAATTCAGTCATTCCAGGCCTCCAGCTCGTTCTGAATTTCTTCGTCGATCTCGTCATTGGTGGCGTCCTCATTGAGGTAGTTCAGAGCCTCTTTCCGGTACTGCTCTCGACGCCTACTGTCGTACCAGACCGAAAACTCAGGAGACCAGCCGGTGTCATCTCCGTTTTCGGAGAAAAAATCATGCATTGCGTTGTTGTAGGCCAGGTTTTCCACCATGCAGTCAGCAGTTGTCAGGGCGCACTCGCGGATATAGCCGCGTAGATCGCGCTTATTCCACCACGGACTCACCTTCGAATCACAACGGCCTTTGAACTCAACTTCCCAGCGGCGAATGCAGCGTGCGTTTAAAGATTTGCTCATGGGTTAATCCTTCCGGTCAGGCGCTCACGAAAAGTAAGTTTACGAGGAGCTGATAGCGTCTCGGCATCAGTGACTTCAACAACCACGTAAGCACAATCACAGAAGGGCTTTTGGCGTTGAGTGGTTAAGTAAGCGGCATCCTTCTCAGCTGAATCGCGATCCGTTGATTCGAGTTGGTGGACGGTGAAGCCTCTGCTGTGAACATGCCATCCATGAATGACTGCGATGTAACGAGCCATATCCCTACTCCCCCTTGATGCTGATGTCAGCGGCGACTGCTCGTTCCGCTTCCACGCGCTTGTGGCGCTCATAAAACCACTGGTGAAGCTCCATCAACTCAGCATCCAGCGGGGCATATTCACGATCAAAATAAGCTTGAGCGTCTTTCTCATCCTCACTCGGTAATTCACCCGGCCCCAGCAGCGTGTTGAAAATCCACGCCATGCCATTCTTCGCTTCACCGGTAGCACGCCAGTCGATAATCGCAGCCTGCATCACGATCAGATTCTTACCAAACATGCGATCGAGCTCTTTGAAGCGTTTACGGATGTACTCGTTTTCGTCTTTCAGCTGCTCACCTTCTGCAGTGATCCTTTCACGTTCGCTCAGTGATTCGCACAGCGCGGCTCGGGTTACATCCAGGCGCGTAGCCAGTTCGGTGACCAACTTCGCTGAATCTGGGGATAGTGACCGGGCTGCCTGGTGGGCTTCAGCCACTAATTCTTTTGTGGTCAGGCGCATTTGCGGATCTCCATCAGCTCGTTGAACCGGGCCATGAACAGACCGTAGGCCTGCACCGGGCGTAGCGGAATGACGGTAAACAGGTCGGTTGGCGGGATACCGACGAGGACGGGCCACACCGTGCCGTCGTCGATGTCCAGGTCGCGGCGTTCTGTACCGAGCATGACCAGGTCGGCATATTTAACAGTTGGGTGCTGGTGGGCCGGCAGTCCGAACTTCTCACGGATCACGCCATCCACATACGCTTCGACGCGCCGGTAATCAGGCAGAATACGCTTCAGCGGTGCGGGAATATCCTGGACGTAGGCTTCAGCTGCATCATGCAGCAGCGCTTCGAGCGCGAACTCTGCAGGAACCAGCTGGCTCACCAGCACCGAATGCTGCGCAACGCTGTAGAACTCCGGCAGGTGGCCGGCAAAGCGGCAGGTGTGGGAAAGGGCCGTGGCGATATCCTCGATCACGATATCTTCGTGACGAATATCGAGGTAGTTAATATGCTTCCCGGATAGTGTCTGAATATATGACATTACGTGTTCTCCATTAATACGCGCTGCACCGCGCCTCTTCTCAAAACAGACCAGGTTGAGTGGTCTTCTTCGTGGTTTTCTTTTGCTTCAGCTCGGTTTTTGAGGTCTGTTTCTCAGCCCACAATTTCGCGAAGCGTAAGCAGTCATCAAAGATCGCGCCTTTTTTACTGGCCTGGGACATGCGCTTATAAAGGTCGATCGCCTGCCATGCCCCCCCCCTGGGCCACCGTTACGGGAAAACCAGCGCGAATTAGCTCTTCCCGGACATTCTTTTCAATGAACTCGATATGGTTCACATTGCCTCCATTTATCCCGATTAAGCGGAATTTAGGCTGTAGCAACCCAACCCATTGCGATGGGGGAAGGTTGCTATTCAGGGGTTATCGTTGGGCTTCGCCGCCTAGCGCCGTCGTCAGATTTTTTAGGAGGGTATTGAGCTCGCCGGTCATCAGGACGAAGTCAGCGTCAAAGCGAAGGGCGGCATCTTCACGATCAATATCATCGTTCTGGTCGCGTAACTCGTCGGCGAACCTGAGGCGCTTAATCGCCGCGTCATCGCTCAGCACGAAATTGATGCGCTGCTGCCAGTCCAGCGACAGCCGGGTTACCATCTTGCCAGCATCAAGGTGCGTGGCGATCTCTTCGCTGGAGAGCTCCTGCTTTTTGAAGCGGCCGATGCCTCCGTCCTCAAGGATGGCTTTAAGCTCAGCTTCATCACCCAGGGCGAAACCCTGAGGCGCGGATCCAGAGCGAACCCATTCGGTCATCGTCAGTTCTATCGGGGTTTCCATCGTCAGCGGCACCACCGGCAAGGAGCCGAGAGTTTTACGCAGCAGCACCAGCGCGTCTTCGGCCCGACGGGCGCTGGAGGAATCGACCAGTACCAGTGCGTTCTGTAGGTTTACCCACATGCGGATCGTGCTGCTGCGGGTGAAGGCCCGAGGTAATAGGGAGTGGAGCACCTCATCGCGCAGCGAGTCCTTTTCTGTTTTTTTCAGCTTGCGGCCCTGCTGGGCTTCCAGCTTCGCAATCTTCCTGTTCAGTTCCTCGGTAATGACCTGCTTAGGCAAAATCTTCTCGTCGCGACGAATTACCAGCAGCAGCTGGCCGCCGGTGAGGTGGAACAGCTGATCGGAAAGGGTATCCATTGGCGGTACCCAGCCCGCCTTGGCGAAGTCCTGGCTGCCGCATGGGGTGAAGCGGAACGCCTCCAGCTTCTGAGCCAGCTCTGCGGTGTCATTGTCGTCGACGATGATCACATCGCGGCTCAGGCGGTAGGTCAGAAGGTTTTTGAAGAACGGGTTATTCATTAGGTTGTCCTCTGAGCGCCTCTGCACAGGCGCTACGGGTTAGTTTCTCCACACAACACAGGAGAGCACCTGCGGTTCGGAAGCCGCCCGGGTGGATTGGGTTATGAGCCCGTCACCCGGTGATGCTCTCGTGTGTTGCGTAAAAAAATGCGGCATCCTCACGGGTAGAGACGGATGCCGCCAAAGACAGCAATGCAGCTATTACAGGTCTTAGGTTGTGGTGGCGGCCCTTGCATGCCGCTGTAACGCCGTTTCCCTCCAGTCCGCGTTCTGACTGTTACCCCTGCGCATTACTCATGCCGGGCTTTGATCACCACAACGAGAAAAGCACTGTCTCTAGTTCTGTCGCCGGCCTGTTAAGCAGGCGCCGTCCCCTAAATGCTCTCGCCGTTGTGTTGGTCTATTCATCCCTCCCGGTCCGGCAGCGCTACCTCGCCGGGAAGAATGAAAAGGGCAATTACGTTGCCAGTCGGCTTGTTGGTCTGGGCTGTAGCGTCAGGTGCAGCCGCGCGGGGTTTGCTCACCGCCCCAAGTTCTCCCCGCTATTCTTTAGCGCGAAACCTGAGAGAAACGCCTTCAAGACTGTCGGCTTTCGCCATGTTCGGTGCGAATCATCCCCATCTTCATACGCCTGGGGCGGCTACTGCGTGGGCGTCCTGCCTGTTCGCTGTTGCTTTCAGGTACATTATGTACCGTTAGGGTACATTGTCAAGCACAAAAAAGCCCGCTTACGCAGGCTCAGGTTTAAAGATTAAATTTTGTTAAGGTACCTTCGAGGTTTTCCTGAAAAGATTACCGTACCGATTATGGAGCAGCTGCCGTCTATCTTAACGTAGGGCTCCGGCCAACTTTGATTCAAGGCCTTAAGGTACTTACTGCCGCCATCCTCAATTAACCTCTTGAAGGTGGTCTCTCCTGAATCGTGCATTAAGGCAATAACGTCATCGCCATGACATGCCGGGATTTCGGGATCTACAAAAATCATGTCGCCCGGACGGTACTCATCGATCATAGAGTCACCAATCACGCGCAAGATATACGTCATGGGTCCGCACGGCACAGGGCACGGATAAGTTTCAACACTACTCAAGTCAACCTCGGCAAAGCCAGCTTCCGTCCATGCTCCTGCCTGCACCCAGGATATAACCGGAACCAATGTTATATTTCTATTAGTGTCTGATACGTCAGGACTTTTTGCAACATTAGTGGTTTGGTGTTCCTGATCCAACCAGCCTAACGGCAAATCAAAGCATTTTTCAATATGGCGAGCCATTGCATCGCCAATATTTTTAGACGCGCCATCCCCCATAAACCTGCTGGTTTGGGTAGGTTCTCTGTCGATCATGGTGGCGAAGTAAGTATTTCCGCCGACACCGTCACGCAGTTTTCTGGCGTTTAACCGCCTAATTTCCTGAATCGTTTTCATCCCAGAATTAAACATTGTGTACCTTAAAGGTACAAGTACCTTGTAGGTTCATATTATTCATGTAATATGTACACAGGAGGTACATATTATGAAAGAGTATTGGGACTCTTTATCGAAAGAGCAGCAGTGCGAATTAGCAGTAAGCGTCAAATCAACCCCCGGTTATCTGCGTTTGGTTTTCAACGGCTACAAAAAGGCAGGATTCGCCCTCGCCAAAAAGCTCGAAGAGATCACAGCTGGCGCAATAACTAAATCTGATTTGCGACCTGACATCTACCCGAAACAGTAACCAAGATCATGAAGAAAAGACACCACAGCATCAAGGAGTTAACCGTGGATAACCAACAACACTGGCAAGTAGAAAAACAGCCCGCATGGCTGGTGGCGGCAATTAAAAAGACCATCTCAAGCCTGCCGGGTGGTTACGCCGAGGCCGCTGAATGGCTGGGCGTGACAGAGGATGCGCTTTTTAACCGCCTGCGTACCGGTGGCGATCAGATTTTCCCAATGGGCTGGGCGATGGTTCTCCAGCAGGCCAGCGGCACCAAGCACATTGCTGATGCGGTATCGCGCCAGTCGAACAGCGTCAACGTTCCGCTGGTGGATGTTGAGGATGTGGATAACGCCGATATCAATCAGCGCCTGATGGAGTCTATTGAGTGGATCGGGAAACACTCGACATACGTTCGCAAGGCTACTGCTGATGGCGTGATTGACCAGGCCGAACGCGAGCAAATCGAAGAGAACAGTTATCAGGTCATGCAGAAATGGCAGGAGCATTTAACGCTGCTGTATCGCGTTTTTTGTGCGGCAGAAAAGAATAACGCCCGCGAGTGTGCAGCTCCGGGCGTCGTGGCGTGTCGTAACAGTGGAGAAACTAACGCATGAACAGTTTAACGGTAAAGAACCGCTTGCCGCAACTTCGGATGATCCCGGTGCCGGGCCTTCCGCTGTTTCGGTATGAACGCAGAGTAGCAAACCGCTGGGTGGCATGTAACCACAGCCGCGCCACTGCAATCGTGGGTGTGTACTACCGGAGGGCAAAGGCCTTATGCGCGAACTCGACCGCTGGTTTAAAGACCGCCGGGGGATCCCCGTTCGTGTCATCCGCTGGGAACCAGAAGCGCAGCGCGTTATCTACCTGCGTTCTGGCTACCCACACGAGTGCTCAAGTCCACTCCAGATCTTCAAGCGCGATTTCAGGGAAATTGAGGTAGGTCCAGATGAGCATGGAATTAATGGTCAGAGCCATGAAAGCAAAAGTGGGTAACCCGCTGCGCAAGCTCGTGCTGATCAAACTAGCCGATAACGCCAGTGATCAGGGCGAATGCTGGCCCTCCGTTCCCTATATCGCAGAGCAATGCGAGATATCGGAGCGCTCTGTGCAAAACCATATCAAACAGCTGGTTGAGGATGGTCTGGTATCGGTTGAAGTCCGCAAGGCGGCCACAGGTCTGAACCGTACCAACGTTTATAAACTCAACCTTCCCAGTGGTGCAAATGCTGCACCCTCTGGCGCACGTCCTGCACCGGGTGGTGAATCTCCTGCACCAGGTGGTGAATCTGCTGCACCGGTTAGTGGTGCAGGAGCTGCACCCGGAACCAGTCAGTTCTCTGAACCAGTCAATGAATCAGTCAATGAAAACTTATTTGATCTAGCCTGGGCGTTATATCCGAAGCGGGCAGGTGGTAACTCGAAAAGTGCTGCGCTGAAAGCCTGGGATGCCCGCGTTCGTGAAGGGGTGCCGCCTCTCGTCATGCTGGAGGGTGTGAAGCGCTATGCCGGGTTTGTTGCTCAAACAGGCAAGACCGGTACCGAGTTTGTCAAGCAGGCCAAAACCTTCTTCGGCCCTGACAAGCACTACGAAGACGACTGGATGATTCCAGCCAGTTCCGGCATCAAAGAGGATCCGCTTTTTAAATCCAGCTATGTCGGCACCGATTATTCGCAGGGAGCCAAAGGCTTCCGGGTGGTGAACGGATGAGATACGGATCTGTTTGTGACGGTATTGCAGCCACACTGCCAGCCGAATCACCGTCACCGCGAACCTGGCAGCGCCCGTTCCTCAAGTGGGCTGGTGGAAAATACCACCAGTTGCCGGATATCGACCGCCTGATCCCTGCCGGGCAGCGCCTGATTGAGCCGTTTGTTGGTGGTGGTTCTGTGTTCATCAACTCCCGTAAGCACGACTCTTTCCTGCTTGCGGACGTCAACGCGGACCTGATCCATCTATACCAGATGCTGGCCGTGGTACCGGATGTCGTAATTCGTCACGCCCGCCAGTTGTTCAGCACAAGGAACAGCGCCGCAGGGTATACCGACGTCGCCGATGATTTTAACGGGCAGCTGCTGCCCGGGCCGGAACGCGCCGCCGCTTTCCTGTACCTGAACCGGCATTGCTTCAACGGGCTGATCCGCTACAACCTCGCCGGAAAGTTCAACGTTGGCTGGGGCAAATACCCCAATCCATATTTCCCTGAAAAAGAGATCGAGGCGTTCACTGCGCTGGCGAGCAACTGCGTGTTCATGAATGCCGGGTTCCGCCGCACGCTTTCTCTGGCTGGCGAAGGCGATGTCGTTTACTGCGATCCGCCGTATGAGCCGCTGCCGGGTACCAGCGGGTTCACCAGTTATGCGCCAGGCGGTTTTGGCTGGGAAGACCAGGTCACCCTGGCAGAATGTTGTGTAGCCGCCCACCAGCGGGGTGCCAGAGTGGTGATCAGCAACTCATCAGCGCCCCGCATCATTGATCTGTACCAGCAGCACGGCTTTGAACTCAACTACGTCCGCGCCCGGCGCGCGATATCCAGTAAATCCAGTACACGCGAAACCGTCAGCGATATCGTTGCGGTTCTGTAGGGGGTAGCAGTGGTCAATAAATTATTAACGGTGCGCCAGCAGGAGGTTTTCGATCTGCTGGTGAAATACCAGAGCGAGCACGGTTATCCGCCGACTATCTCAGAACTGTCCCGCCTGATGGGCGTGGTGTCGCCGAATGCGGCCGCCCTACAGTTGCGTGCGTTGCAGCGCAAAGAGGCAATAACGATAGTCCCGGGCGCGCATCGCGGCATAAAAATCAACAGCCAGACATCGCAGCTGATCCCGGAGGGTAAATGAAACTGGTGCTGCCGTTCCCTCCGAGCGTAAACACCTACTGGCGCGCCCCGAATAAGGGGCCGCTGGCCGGTCGCCACCTCATCAGCGCCAAAGGGCGTGCGTACCAGAGCGATGCCTGCGCTGCGATCATTGAGCAACTGCGCAGATTACCGAAGCCCAGCAGCGCGCCAGCGGCGGTGGAGATCGTTCTTTTCCCGCCGGACGCGCGGCGCCGCGACATCGACAACTATAACAAAGCGCTGTTCGATGCGCTGACCCACGCAGGCATCTGGGAGGACGACAGCCAGATTAAGCGAATGCTGGTGGAGTGGGGGCCGGTAACGCCCAAAGGCAAGGTTGAGATAACGATCGGCCTGTATGCATAGACAGTGGGGGTGTTGAAAATTATGCAAATCAGCAGTAATGTCAAAAAGTACAAGCGAAGCGGGCGTGCAGGCCTCTCGCAATACAATCAGTGGAGAACAAAATGAGTCAATTACTCGTAATTGACGGCGTTTCCGTACGCCGTGATATTTTTGGGCGTTACTGCCTTAACGATCTTCATCGTGCTGCTGGCGCTCAGGATAAGCACAAGCCAGCGTTCTGGCTTCGCAACGAACAAACTGAACAATTAATAAGCGAGTTGCAAATTAGCAACTCGGAAACGCCGGACCCGGTCAGCGTTATCCGCGGCGGCAAAGAGCAGGGCAGTTACGTCTGTAAAGAGCTGGTCTACTCCTACGCGATGTGGATCAGCCCGCAGTTTAGCCTGAGGGTGATCCGTACGTTTGATGCAGCTGTAAATCAGCCTGCCACTCTTCAAAGCCAGGCGGCAGATAAGATGCAGGCAGGCGTCATCCTGCTCGATTTTATGCAGCGATCTCTTAACCTCTCCAATTCCTCTGTTCTCGGTGCATGCCAGAAGCTGCAGGATGCTGTTGGTCTGCCGAACCTTGCCCCGCAGTACGCCATTGACGCACCAGCCGGTGCGCCTGATGGCTCCAGTCGCCCCACGCAGTCGCTGAGCGCTCTGCTCAAAGCAAACGGCATCCGAATGTCGGCTACGCTGGCTTACCAGCAGTTGGCCAAGCTGGGGATCGTCGAGCATAAGGAGCGTCGCAGCCGTTCGGGTGTGAATGGTATTAAGCGCTTCTGGGCGATGACAGCTAAGGGTTGTATGTACGGCAAAAACATCACCAGTCCGGCGAACCCGCGCGAGACGCAGCCGCATTTCTTCGAATCAAAATTTCAGGAGCTGTTGCGCCTGCTCGAAACCGTGCATTGAGGTGTCTGTGAGAGCGTTACTAACCCCTGTCGTCGTAAAAGAGTTCGGGATCGTGGCGTTCCGGCCTGGTCCTGAGCTTATGCCGCATTTCCAACGTGGACGCATTCTTCTGGAGAACGAGCCGGAGCGCCTGGCGGGTCTTCCAGCCGGAGAGCTCCCGGCGGCGCGGCAGCCGCTGGCGGAGGATCCGGCAATGGTGCCCGTGTTTGAGCATGCCGATGTGATTAAGCGGGCTGGTGGCCTGTCATGTCTTGAAGCCTGGCTGATGCGGGAATCCGGCTGTCAGTACCGGCACAGTGACTATCACCACCACGAAATGGTCACCATGCGGCATGCGCCCGGCGTGCTGCGGCTGTGCTGGGCCTGCGATATCCGGGTGCGGGATCAATTTACTAACGAACTGGCGGGCATTGCGCGGGAGAACCTGGTAGCCTGGCTACTGTCGGTTGTTCGCGCCGGGCTGGGTTTCGATGATTCGCACGCCGTGACCCTGCCAGAACTGTGCTGGTGGCTGACGCTTAACAAGCTGGCGCACGCCATCCCTGAGACGGTGGCGCGCAAGGTCCTGCGTATTCCGGCAGAGAAAGTGCAGTCAGTGACTCGTGAGGCTGACATTGTGCCGTCGGTACCGCCCACCAGCATTGTAGAGGAGGCCGTTAAAAAGGTGCTGGCGCTGCAGGTGGATCCGGAGACGCCCGAATCCTTCATGTTGAGGCCAAAGCGCCGACGCTGGCAAAACGAGAAATACACCCGCTGGGTAAAGGCGCAGCAGTGCGCATGTTGCCAGAACCCGGCAGACGACCCCCACCACCTGATCGGCCACGGCATGGGTGGTATGGGCACCAAAGCGCATGATTTGTTCGTGATTCCGCTGTGCAGAGCGCATCACGACGAATTGCACGCTGACGTTTTGGCATTTGAAGCGAAGTACGGCACGCAGCCGGAGCTGCTGTTGAAAACTTTAGACCGGGCGCTGGCCATCGGCGCACTGGCGTAATCTAGTGGAGAGAATTGATGCGTGATATTCAGAAGGTTATGGAGCTGTGGGGCGGATGGGCTGCAAATGATAGCTCAGGCGTAGATTACTCACCAATAGCAGCTGGGTTTAAGGGGCTGTTGCCACAAACGGGCAAGTCCCGTCTTTCTTGTACAGACGATGACGCTTTGATTATAGAGGGTTGTTTGGCCCGACTGAAAAAAAGGAAACCGTACGAACATTCGCTGCTGATTGCACATTATCTTTATGGTATATCAAAGCGGAAGATTGCTAAAGCTCGAAAAAAAGATGAGAAGCTGATACGCATTGAGATGCAGATGGCTGAAGGATTTGTAGATGGTTGTCTATCAATGCTTGATATAAAATTAGATATGGATGTTTAGGTAAGCACATTGTAAATCAGCTGGCGGGTTCATCCCGCCTTAATGAGGTATTATTGTGGAAAATAAAAAGGAAGAAGTTCAGTTTGTAGATGTCTTGCGTTTTTTTAAGGATGTAGGTGAAGCTTTTAGGTCTCTCAGTGATTGGTTAGCATCTCACAGGGAGGAGATAGAGGCATTTTATCTTGTTTTACAGCATTTTGATAAAATTCAACCGCATGTTGACAACATGCTTATTGGTTTAAATGATCCAGATTTTGATATTGCAAATGATGTTATTTCGGTTTCTGATATTATTGAATCTGTGGATTTAGATAAAGATCCAGAAGCTGCATCACTGATGGATGTTATTGCTAATATAACATTTCAGGAAGGTCTTATTAAAATTTATGAAAGCACGTCCCTTCGAAAGGAAAGAATTAATTTAATGAGGGATGCATTCAAAATGCATAATGAAAAGCTTTACTCTGGTAGTATTTTCTTGCTATATGGGTTGATAGAGGGGATTTTAACAGATGCTTTAATTGAAATTGAAGTTCTGTTCGAAAAAGATGGGCGAATAAAGGGAATTGACAATAACTCAAAAGAAATGCCGATTAACGGTCTTGCGGGTAAAATAGATCAAGCAAAAAAACACGATAACTCAAAAATTGAATATTTAGAAAAGCTATCAGCGTACAAGTTGATTACTGGGGACGAAAAATCGACGATCACTAAGACTCGAAATAGTATTCTGCACGGCAATGTTCTTGACTTCAATAATGAAAAGCGTAGTGCGCAGCTTATTCTATGGTTGTCATCTACGCTGACATATGCGTTATGGCTATTAAAGGGAAAGTAAATATCAAATAAGACTTGTGCGGTCCGCAAAAAATCATTTAACGTGATAAGGGTGGTCACTTCGACACACAGCTTAACCATAGAAACCCTGCCAGCAACGGCGGGGTTTTTGTGTTTCTGAGCCTTAGCAAACGCTGGGGTTTTTGATTTCTGTAATTCTCCCGCGCCACGCTCGGCGCAATCCAACCACAGAGCCTTTCAGGGGTGAGCCATAGGGAACGGTCGGTGTGACTATCTCTGTGGGCTGATCATTCCTGAGCGCTGGCTCACCCGCTAAAAGGAAAGTCACTATGTTCGGTATGTTTAAAAAGAAAGCGCGTAAGGCCGTCGTGGAAGTTAAGAAAATGGAAAACCGCGATGCGGTCGAGGCGACTGTATGGGGTGCGTACTCCATCGCTTACGCCGATGGCACCTGCGACGCGAAAGAAATTTCCGTGCTGGAGAAAACAATCTCTGCGCTGCCGGCTTTCGCCCCGTTCGCTGGTGAAGTCGCACAGATGAGCAGCAACATTCGCGCTCGTTACGAAGCTTCCCCACGCTCTGCAAATGCCCAGGCGCTGCGCGAACTGCAGGACGTGGCTGGTACTTCGGATGCGGTTGATGTGCTCTGCCTGTGTCTGGATGTGGCAGATAACGACGGGATCGGTGAAGAAGAAGAGAAGCAGCTGAAGAAAATTGCTCAGGCGCTGCAGCTCCCGCTGGATCAGTATCTGTGATCGGCAATCTCCGCTGGGCCGCCGCCGGGGTATTGTTATTCCTGGTGGTGGCTATCGACTTCACCAGCAAAATGATGTCCATCCTTGCTGATGGTGTGCTGGTGGTCGGAGTGATTGCGCTGCTCTGGCCCCTGATTAAACCCAGTAAATAACACTGTGCAAAAGGTCATTCCGATGGCCTTTGACAGAGTGACACCCAGCCGCACAGCGGCCTTCTTTCCCCTCATATTGAGAGGATTCACAGCATTGAGGGGGACCAATGTCCGATCCAATTTCCGGCACGGGGTTAGCCGGCGGCACCCTGGCGGGGGCCAGCGTTTATGGACTGCTTACCGGGACCGATTACGGTGTGGTTTTTGGCGCATTTGCAGGGGCGGTATTTTATATCGCCACGGCAGCCGACCTGGGCGCACCCCGCCGACTGGCATATTTTATCGTGTCCTATATCGCTGGCATTCTGTGCTCCGGCCTAGTCGGGTCGAAGCTGGCTAACTTGACCGGTTACAGCGATAAACCTCTGGACGCCATTGGTGCCGTTATTGTTTCTGCATTAGCCGTCAAAATCCTGACGTTCCTGAATAACCAGGATGTCGGCTCGCTGGTGGCGCTAATAACGCGCCGGGGAGGTTCTGGTGGTACTAAATGACCCGACAGCAACTATCAACGCGCTGCTCTGCGCCGGGGTAGTGATCACCCTGATGTTTTACCGTCGCGGTGATTCGCGTCATCGCCCGTGGGTTTCCCGCCTGGCGTGGTTGATTACTGTCACGTACAGCGCGGTGCCGTTAGCCTATCTGTGCGGCATATACCCTCATTCATCATGGGCCACCATTGGTGCCAACGTCATATTCCTATCCGTGCTGGTGGCCGTCAGAGGCAACGTTGCGCGCCTGGTTGATCATCTGAGGCAATAATGAACCAAACACAATTTCAGAAGGCGGCTGGTATCAGCGCCGGGTTAGCTGCGCGCTGGTATCCGCATATCGACGCGGCAATGAAAGAGTTCGGCATCACCGCAGTTAACGATCAGGCCATGTTAATCGCACAGCTGGGCCACGAATCAGCTGGGTTTACTTCGCTGGTGGAGAACTTCAACTACTCGGTCGACGGTCTGAAGAAAACCTTCGGTAAGCGCCTGACGGCGTACCAGTGCGAGATGCTGGGCCGGGTTGATGGTAAGCAGAACGCCCACCAGCCGCAGATCGCCAACCTGGTATACGGTGGCCGAATGGGCAACGTCGCTGAGGGTGATGGCTGGAAATATCGCGGCCGTGGTCTGCTGCAGATCACCGGGCGTGAAAACTACACCAAATGCGGTACCGCACTGAAACTGGACCTGGTTAGTACGCCGGAGCTGCTGGTGCAGGAAAGACACGCTGCCCGCTCGGCGGCCTGGTTCTTCGCTTTACGCGGTTGCCTGATGTATTCCGGCGATATCGTCCGCGTCACACAGATCATCAACGGCGGTCAGAATGGCCTGGCTGACCGCAAGGCGCGTTACAGCCGTGCGCAGGCGGCGCTGTCATGAAGCTGCGATACGTTCTGCTGGCGCTGGTGGCTGCTGTCTCGGTCACCGGGGCTATCGCCTGGCGTTCTGGCTGGAACGCGCACGCTGACCATATCAACGCGTTGGCGGCGAAGAAGATGGAAAAAGCCGAGAAGATTATTCAACCGGTAGAAGAGAAAGCCGCTGCGGCCACTGATGAGAGCAAAGTGATCTACCGAACCATTACCCGTGACGTGGTGAAATATGTTCAGTCTCCGGATCGTACTGTGTGCCAGTTTGATGATGATGCTGTGCAGCTGCGCCAGCGAGCCATCGATGCTGCCAACTCCATCAGCGGATTTGATGCAGGAGCCGTGCAGGGCAAGTAGCGCTGGTACCAATAGCGACGAAGATCTACAGGCAGATATCGAAACCGCTGAATGTCTGCGCCAGCTGCGCCTCGATAAGTATCGCTGGCAGGCCTGGTACAGGGCAGTGAAATGAATACCGAGCCTCGCATTAGCGAGGTTTTTTATGACCATTTAAGGGGAAGCTATGACACCGTTAGTTCTTACAGCTGAACAGATCAAATCCCTCGCTGAATTTGCCGAGGCAGATGGGCAGCCTGCGTACACCATTACTCATGCTGAAATCCCAGAGTTCGAAGCAGACGATGGTGGCACTGTGTCTGGTTACACCGGGCTAATTGCATACTCCGATTTCGAAGAGGGCGGCGTGCTTCAGCTTGAGGACTAGCCATTACAAAGCTCATCTGCTGGTGGGCTTGATAATGGCATCCATGCCATATGCGGGTATTTAAAAAACTGTAACCATCTGGATTAAAAAGCTGACGATGATTAAGCCAAGGCCTAGTGCTTGACCGGTTTTCCTCATTTTATTTCTTTTGAGTACCTTGGTGTCCTCATCGTCTGCGCAGAACTCAGCAGTCTGGAAAGGTTCATAACCATAGGTACATAAAGCAGATAGAGCGGATCCTGTTAGTCCGGCGGCTGCTGAAATGAATTGAATCTCTGATGGTGTCATAAGTCCTCCTAAGGGCTCGAAAATGAGCTTCCAAAGAAGTAATACACTATCTTTAAGATAATGAAAACATTGACGAATTCGTCAATAGCACTTTTTGATATCACCATGGACAGACTCATCGTAATGGCTATAGGGGATAAAACATAAATATCCCCTATGGGGGGTTAAAAGGATGGGAGTTATGCCGCCACGCACACCTAAGGCCTGTCGCGTTCGCGGCTGCCGTTCAACAACAACTGACCCATCAGGTTACTGTGAAGCGCACAAGGGTGAAGGCTGGAAGCAATACAAGCCAGGCCAGACTCGTCACCAGCGTGGTTACGGCACAAAGTGGGAGGGCATACGCGAGCGCATCCTGAAGCGTGACAAAGGACTCTGCCAGGATCATCTGAAGCAGGGCGTCGCTAAGCCAGCCTCATGTGTTGACCACATCATCCCGAAGGCGCATGGCGGCACCGACGATGACTACAACCTACAGAGCCTGTGCTGGTCCTGCCACGCCCGCAAGACCGCGCACGACCGCCTCAAGTGAGGGTGATTCTCGATTGCATAAGGGCGGTGGAGGGGGTGGTCAAATCTCTGCGGCCGGTCGTCTTCGGGACTGCCCGCCTCCTCGTTTTTTTATACCCGCGAAAAATCAAATTTAACCAGGAGTGTCGCTTATGGCTGGAACGGCGGGGCGTTCCGGGCGCCGCCCAAAGCCAACGGCGCGCAAGGAGCTTGCCGGGAACCCCGGTAAGCGAGCCCTGAATAAAGAAGAGCCGGTGTTCACCCCGATCAAGGGCGTGGCACCGCCGGACTGGTTTGAAGAAGAGAATCTACCGCTTGCGGCGATCATGTGGGAACTGACCACAAAAGAGTTATGCGGCCAGGGCCTGATCTGCGTTACCGATCTCGCCGTGCTTGAGCGCTGGTGTGTCGCTTATGAATTCTGGCGCCGGGCGGTAAAGAATATCGCTGTGGAAGGTCTGTCCATAACAGGCGCAATGGGCGGCAAGATTAAGAACCCTGAGCTGACCGCGAAGAAAGAGCAGGAATCGGAGATGAGCTCTACCGGTTCAATGCTGGGCCTCGACCCCAGCAGTCGCCAGCGTCTGGTCGGGCTCGCCGGCCAGAAGAAAACCTCCAACCCTTTCCTGAAGATGATTAACGCATGAGCCGCAAATCGTACCCCAACGTTAACGCCGCGAATCAGTACGCCCGCAACGTTGTGCGGGGGAAGATCCTGGCGTGCCAGTATGTCATCCAGGCCTGTCAGCGCCATATCGACGATATGGCTCAGGAGAAGAGCCGTAAATTCCGGTACCGCTTTGACAAAGACATGGCGGAGAAGGCCGCGAAGTTTATTCAGCTGTTGCCACATACAAAGGGAGAGTGGGCATTCAAGAGGATGCCGATCACCCTGGAGCCCTGGCAACTTTTCATCGTCTGCTGCGCCTTTGGCTGGGTGCAGAAGGGGACGAGGCTTCGCCGTTTCCGTGAGGTCTACACCGAGATCCCCCGCAAGAACGGCAAGTCGGCAATCTCTGCTGGCGTGGCGCTGTACTGTTTTACCTGTGATAACGAGTTTGGTGCCGAGGTCTACTCTGGCGCCACGACGGAAAAGCAGGCGTGGGAGGTATTCCGGCCCGCGCGCCTGATGTGCAAGCGCACCCCGCTGCTGGTGGAGGCGTTCGGCATTGAGGTCAATGCATCAAACCTGAACCGGCCGGAAGACGGTGCCCGCTTCGAACCGCTGATTGGTAATCCCGGTGATGGATCCTCGCCGCACTGCGCGATAGTCGACGAATATCACGAACACCCGACCGACGCGCTGTACACCACGATGCTGACGGGTATGGGCGCGCGACGACAGCCGCTGATGTGGGCTATCACTACCGCGGGCTACAACATCGAGGGGCCGTGCTACGACAAACGGCGTGAAGTGATTGAGATGCTGAACGGCTCGGTGCCCAACGAGGAGCTGTTCGGCGTGATTTATACGGTCGATGAAGGCGACGACTGGACCGATCCAAAGGTGCTGGAGAAGGCAAACCCGAACATAGGAGTGTCGGTCTACCGCGATTTCCTGCTGAGCCAGCAACAGCGTGCCGTGAACAACGCCCGGCAGGCAGGGGTGTTTAAAACCAAGCACCTCAATATCTGGGTCGCTGCCCGGGCCGCGTTCTTTAACCTGGTGTCCTGGCAGAACTGCGAAGACAAGACGCTGAACCTGGAGAAGTTCGAGGGGCAACCCTGTGTGCTGGCGTTCGACCTGGCGCGCAAACTGGATATGAACAGCATGGCGCGCCTGTTTACCCGTGAAATCGACGGGAAGACGCATTACTACTGCGTGGCACCGCGCTTCTGGGTGCCGTATGACACGGTATACAGCGTCGAGAAAAACGAGGATCGCCGGACCGCTGAACGTTTTCAGAAATGGGTAGAGATGGGGTTACTGACCGTAACTGACGGGGCAGAGGTGGATTATCGCTACATCCTTGAAGAGGCGAAGGCGGCAAATAAGCTGAACCCGGTCAGCGAGTCACCGATTGACCCGTTCGGTGCTACCGGCCTTTCACACGATCTGGCCGATGAAGAGCTGAACCCCGTCACCATCATCCAGAACTATACCAACATGTCTGACCCGATGAAGGAGCTGGAAGCCGCCATTGAGTCGGGGCGCTTTCATCACGACGGCAACCCGATCATGAGCTGGTGTATCAGTAATGTCGTCGGGAAATATCTGCCCGGCAACGACGATGTGGTTAAGCCCATCAAAGAGCAGAACGAAAACAAAATCGACGGCGCGGTTGCGCTGATCATGACTATCGGGCGGGCAATGCTCAAAGAGCCTGGCAATTTCCTCTCATCCCTTGATCCAGACGATGACCTCCTAATTTTATGAAATCACTGATTACTGATGTTATCGGGCTGGCCGGGTATGGCCTGCTCACCGCCGGATTTTACCTGCAGTTCGGGTTGGCTCCGGCACTGATGTTCTCCGGCGGGCTCCTGCTGCTGGGTGCCCTGGCGATGGCCAGAAGGGGGAAGCGTGCTGTTTGACTCTCTGTTCAGAAGTGAATCTCTTGAGAACCCGGCCACGCCAATCAGCGGTGAGCTGGTGGATGCCGACGGGTTGTTTGCCGCTGACGTATACGTCAGCCCTGAGACAGCGATGAAGCTGGCGGCAGTGTATGCCTGCATTTACGTCCTGTCCTCGAACCTCGCCCAGATGCCCCTGCATGTCATGCGAAAGCACAACGGCAAGGTTGAGCCCGCGCGGGATCACCCTGCGTTTTATCTGGTTCATGATGAACCTAACACCTGGCAGACCAGCTATAAATGGCGCGAGCTGAAGCAACGCCACATACTCGGTTGGGGAAACGGATATACCTGGGTTAAGCGCAGCCGCCGCGGTGAAGTGACCTCCCTGGACTGCTGCATGCCCTGGGAAACGACCCTGATTAATACCGGAGGCCGCTATACCTACGGGCTCTACAACGAAGAGGGGGCATTCGCCATCAGCCCGGACGATATGATCCACATCCGGGCGCTGGGGAATAACCAGAAAATGGGCCTCAGCCCGGTTATGCAGCACGCCGAAACAATCGGCATGGGTATGAGCGGACAGAAGTACACGGAAAGCTTCTTCAGCGGTAATGCCCGCCCGGCTGGGCTCGTATCCGTAAAAACAGCTTTAGATAAAACCAGTTGGGACAGGTTGAAAGAGCAGTGGCGGAAGGCAGCTCAGGCGTTACGCAGCCAGGAAAACAAAACCATGCTATTGCCTGCGGATCTGGACTACAAGGCGCTGACCGTGTCGCCGATTGACGCCCAAATCATCGACATGTCAAAACTCAACCGCTCGATGATTGCCGGGATCTTTAACGTGCCGGCGCACATGATCAACGACCTGGAAAAAGCCACCTTCAGCAACATCACGCAGCAGGCCATTCAGTTTGTCCGCTACTCGATGATGCCCTGGGTGACGAACTGGGAGCAGGAACTTAACCGTCGCCTGTTTACCCGCGCCGAGCTGGCTGCCGGGTATTACGTCCGGTTTAACCTCACGGGTCTGTTACGTGGCACCCCTCAGGAGCGCGCGCAGTTCTATCACTTTGCGATCACCGACGGCTGGATGAGCCGCAATGAAGCCCGCGCTTTCGAGGATATGAACCCGGTCGACGGCCTGGACGAAATGCTCGTTAGCGTCAACGCCGCCAACCCGGCGGACGATTTCAAAACCACCAAAACCGAAAAGGAAAAAACCGATGAGTGATCGCGAGACTCGCTGTTACAGCGGTGAGGTCCGTGCCGAACAGCAGGGGGAGCAGCCCACGCGCATTATCGGTTACGGATCGGTGTTTAACAGCCGCTCCGAACCCCTCTGGGGATTCCGCGAGATTATTAAGCCCGGCGCTTTCGATGACGTGCTGGGTGACGATATCCGCGGGCTGTTTAACCATGACCCGAACTTTATTCTCGGGCGCAGCGCTTCCGGTACGTTGAGCGTCAGCGTCGATGATAAAGGGCTTCGCTACGACATCGCGGCACCTGACACCCAGACCATCCGCGATCTGGTGCTGGCACCGATGATGCGCGGCGATATCACCCAGTCTTCCTTCGCATTCCGTATCGCCCATGACGGCGAGCACTGGTACCAGGACGATGAGGGGATCGTCATTCGCGAAATTAACCGTTTTTCACGCCTCTTTGATGTCAGTCCGGTGACGTACCCGGCATATCAGGAGGCTGATTCCGGCATCCGATCCATGAAAGCTTGGCAGGAGGCGCGCGACAGCGGCGCGCTGGCGCAAGCCATTAACCAACGAATGGCGCGCGAGCGCCTGCTGACCCTTCTTAACGCGTAAGGAAAAAACATGAAATTGCACGAACTGAAGCAGAAACGTAACACCATCGCCACCGACATGCGTGCGCTGCACGACAAGATTGGTGATGCCACCTGGACTGATGAACAGCGTACCCAGTGGAACGCTTCAAAATCCGAACTGGACTCGCTCGATGAGCGTATCGCCCGTGAGGAAGAGCTGCGCCGTCACGATCAGACTTTTGTGAATGAGCAGGAGCCTGAACAGCGCCAGCGTCAGGAAAACCCGGAGATGCAGGCCGAAGGGCGCCGCGCCGCTGCATTTGATCGCCTTCTGCGCCACGGCTTCAGCGAGCTGACCGTCGAAGAACGCCAGGCGGTTAAAGAGCTGCGTGCTCAGGGTACCACCCCAGATGATAAGGGTGGCTATACCGTACCTACCCAGATGCGTAACACCATCATCGATGCGATGAAGGCTTACGGCGGGATCGCAAGTGTTGCCCAGATTCTCAATACCTCGAACGGTCAGGATATTACCTGGTCGACTTCTGACGGTACCGCTGAAGAAGGCGAGCTGCTTGCTGAAAACACTGCAGCTACTGAAGGTGATGTGACGTTCGGCACGGCGACCCTGGGTGCCAAAAAGCTGTCATCCAAAATCATCCGCGTTTCTAACGAACTGCTGCAGGACAGCGGCGTTGACATCGAGGCATACCTGGCTGGCCGTATTGCACAGCGCATTGGCCGCGGTGAGGCTAAATACCTCGTTCAGGGAACCGGTGCAGGCACACCACTTCAGCCTAAGGGCCTGGCTGCTTCAGTAACTGGCACCACTCAGTCTTCTGCGGCGGCCGCGTTCAACTGGAAGGATATGAATTCGCTGATTCACTCCCTCGATCCGGCGTATCGTGGCGGCCCATCTTTCCGCTGGGCGTTCAATGACGCCACGCTGCAGAGCATCGAGCAAATGGAAGATACGCAGGGCCGTCCATTGTGGCTGCCAGATATCACCGGCGGCTCTCCGGCGACAGTTCTGGGCATTCCGTATGTTATCGATCAGGCCATCGATAATGCCGCCGCCAGCAAAAAATTCATTTACCTGGGGGACTTCAACCGCTTCGTGGTGCGCCGCGTTGCCTACATGACGCTGAAGCGCCTGGTTGAACGCTACGCTGAATATGATCAGACCGCGTTCCTGGCCTTCCATCGCTTCGACTGTGTGCTGGAAGACACTGCGGCGATCAAAGCGCTGGTGGGTAAAGCGCCGTAATACAGAACACCGTTAAAGATGCCGCGTAAGCGGTTTTTTTATGCCCGTCATCTGGCGGGCATGGAGATTTTTATGCTGCTTAAACTCAGTGAAATTAAGCTCCAGTTGCGGCTGGAGGACGATTACACCGAAGAGGATGAGTTGCTGACGGTGATAGGGAGTGCGGTTCAGGCCAGAACGGTGAGCTTTCTTAATCGGACTCTGTATGCAGCAGATGCTGGCGTCCCGGATACCGATCCTGACGGGTTGGTTATGACGGACGATATCCGGCTGGGGATGCTGCTGCTGGCCACCCACTTTTACGAAAACCGCTCATCTGTTTCAGAAGTCGAAAAAACAGAGATGCCGCTGTCATTCACCTGGCTTGTCGGCCCCTACCGGTTCATACCGCTATGAAACTTCGCCAGGCGCAAACCAGCGCGACTTACCTGCTACCCGATCCGGGTGAGCTGGATAAACGGGTGCTGCTTCGTAAACGGGTCGATGTTCCCGCAGCAGATCTCGGTACCCGTCCTGATTACCCCGAGTCTTATCCGGTCTGGGCAAAGGTTGTCCAGACCAGTGCAACCACTTACCAGGAAACGGCTCAGACCGATAATGCGATCACGCACTACATCACCGTTCGCTGGCGCCGCGGGATCACCAGTGATTTTGAAGTGGTGCAGGGTGAACAGGTGTACCGCGTCAGGCGGGGCCGCGATCTGAACGGTAAGCGGCGTTACCTGCTGCTCGAGTGTACCGAGCTGGGTGCCGGGCCAGCGACAACCGGAGGGAACGGTAATGGCAACTCCCTTTTTTCACGTTGATATTCAGCAGCCCAAAGAGATGCGCTTCAACCGGGCGCGCGTCCGCCGGGCCTTCATCCATATCGGGCAGCGCCACATGCGGGACGCCCGCCGGCTGGTGATGAAGCGGGGGCGGTCTGAGCCTGGCGAAAACCCCGGGTACCAGAGCGGCCGACTGGCAAAATCCATCGGATATATGGTGCCCAGGGCCAGCAGGAACCGTCCGGGGTTTATGACGCGCATCGCGCCTAACCAGCGAAACGGGCAGGGGAACCGGCTCATCACCGGCGACTTTTACCCGGCGTTTCTGTTCTACGGTGTGCGGGGCGGCGCTAAACGTCGGCGCGGCCACCACCGGGGTGCATCCGGGGGGAGTGGCTGGCGGCTGGCACCACGTAACAACTTCATGGTCGAAACGCTCCAGAGAAACAGCCCGTGGACGCGCTACTTCCTGGCGCGCGAGCTGCGCCTCTCACTCAAGCCGGAGAAACGCCGCTGATGAAACTAACGCCAGTTATTGCCAGCCTGCGCGCCCGCTGCCCTTTATTTCAGAACCGGGTGGCCGGTGCCACGCAGTTTAAGGATCTGCCTGAGGTCGGCAAGATGTTGCTGCCCGCGGCGTATGTGGTACCTGGCGATGATTCGCCGGGGGAACAAAAAAGCCAGACAGATTACTGGCAGACGCTGCGCGAGCGCTTCTCCGTAATTGTGTTCGTCAGTAACAGCCGTGACGAACGCGGCCAGTTTGCTTCCTTCGATGTGGTGCATGAAGTTCGCCAGGCACTCTTTAAAGCGCTGCTGGGCTGGAACCCGGAAGAATACGGCAACCCCATCACCTATGACGGTGGCACGCTGCTGGATGTGAACCGTCACGAGCTGAGTTATCAGTTCGACTTCGTCGTTGAGTCTGAGCTGACAGAAGACGACACCCGGCAGCAGGACGATCTGAACGCGCTGGATGAGTTCAAAACCCTTTCCATCGATGTCGATTTTATCGATCCGGGCCACGGGCCAGACGGTGAAATCGAACACCACATTGAAATCAACCTTCCCACCTGAGGAAAACCATGTTTGTAAAACCCAAAAAAGGGCGGTCAGTCCATGACCCGCTCCGAGGCGACCTTTTGCCTGAGGAAGGGCGAAACGTTGAAGAGAGCCAGTACTGGTACCGTCGGGAAATCGACGGGGATATTGCAATTGTTCAGCCGGAAAAAGGCGGCGAACCGGAAAATAAGGCGAGCACTAAATGACAGTATCGATGAACACCATCCCGTCTGATCTCCGCGTTCCGCTGTTTTATGCGGAGATGGACAACAGCGCGGCGAATACAGTCCAGACCAGCGCCCCTTCGCTTCTAATCGGCCATGCCAACGCGGGTGCCAGCATCGTCACCAACCAGCTGGTTTTCATGCCGACAGCCGATTACGCGGTTCGGGTTGCTGGCGCTGGCAGCCAGCTGGCGCGCATGGTCGAGGCGTACCGTAAAACCGACCCCTTCGGCGAACTCTGGGTTATCGCTGTGCCGGAACCGACCGGAACGGCAGCGACGGTCACCCTGACGGTAACAGGCTCTGCCCTAGCTGCTGGCGTGGTATCGCTTTATATCGGTAACCGCCGCATTCAGGCGGCCGTCAGTGCAAGTGATGCAGTGGCCGCAATTGCCACATCCATTGCCAGTGCCATTACCGCTGACGGGCGCACGCCATACACTGCCGTTGCTGCCGCAGGTGTGGTGACGCTGACGGCGCGCCATAAGGGCACCTGGGCAAACGACATCCCGGTAACGCTGAATTACTACGGGTTTAGCGGCGGAGAGTCCCTGCCATCTGGCGTCAATATTGCGATCGCTACGGGTGCCTCAGGTACCGGCGCGCCAGCGCTGAGCGGAACGATCGCGGCGATGGGGGATGAGCCCTTCGATTATATCGGCCATCCGTTTAGCGACACGGCGTCAGTTAACACCATCAGCCAGGAAATGAACGATACCAGCGGGCGCTGGAGCTGGTTACGCCAGATTTATGGCCACGTCTACACCGCAAAAATTGCCGTTGTAAGCGATCTGATTACCGCGGGTGACACGTTCAATGACCCCCACCTGACGATCGCCGGGTACGAAAAAACGGTGCAGTCCTGTGCTGACGAGCTGGCGGCCAGCCGCACCGCCCGCGCTGCAGTATTCCTGCGTGTCGACCCGGCCCGTCCGACGCAGACCGGCGAACTGGTGGGCATGCTGCCACCCCCGAGCGGTAAACGCTTCATCAAGACCGAGCAGCAATCCCTGTTAACGCACGGGATCGCGACGGCCTACACCGAAGGTGGCGTGCTGCGCATTCAGCGTGACATCACCACCTATAAGAAAAACGCTTATGGCGTGGCCGATAACAGCTACCTGGACAGTGAAACGCTGCATACCAGCGCATACGTCCTGCGCCGCCTGAAGACAGTGATCACCAGTAAGTACGGGCGCCATAAGCTGGCGAACGACGGAACCCGCTTCGGCCCCGGCCAGGCGATTGTCACTCCGGCGGTGATCAAAGGGGAACTGCTGTCGACGTACCGACAGATGGAGCGCGAGGGGATCGTCGAAAACTTCGATCTGTTTAAAGCGCACCTGATTGTTGAGCGCGATGCAAATGACCCGTCCCGCATCAACGTGCTGTACCCACCTGATTACGTTAACCAGCTTCGCGCTGCTTAACCAGTTCCGTCTTCAGTATGCAGAGGAGAGCGCATAATGGCGCGCATTGCTGGTACCTGTTATATCAAAGTCGACGGCCTCCAGCTGTCGCCAACCGGGGGCATTGAGGTCCCCATGAACCTTAAGGTGCGTGATGACATCGTCGATCTTAGTGGCGGAGTAGACTTTAAAGAAACCCACCGGGCGCCATACGTCAAATTCACCGGGAAGGTCCCCAAAAATTTTCCGGTCGACAAAATCACTGAATCGACCGAAATGACGATCACCGCTGAGTTGGCCAACGATCAGGTCTATGTGCTGTCGCAAGCCTGGCTCCACGGCGAAGCCAACCATAACCCGGAAGAAGGCACAGTGGATCTTGAATTCCACGGAACAGATGGAGGTTACCAGTAATGCAAGAGATGGTGCTGAATCAACCGGTAAACGCTCATGGTGAAACCATCAGCGTGCTTGAGTTTAAAGAGCCAACCGGCAAAGACGTGCGCGAGCTGGGTTATCCGTATCAGATGAACCAGGACGAATCCATCAAGCTGCAGGCGCATATTATTGCGAAGTATATCGTCAGGCTGGCCAGCGTACCATTGAGTACGGTTGACCAGATGTCGCCGGGTGATCTTAATACGGCAGGCTGGCTGGTGGCGGGTTTTTTCCTCCAGGCTTGACGGCAGAATATCTCACTGACCGCTTTTTTGACTGCGCCAGTTACTGGCGCATTAACCCTTTTGAACTGCTGGACAAGCCAATCAGTGAAATACCTTTATTGGTAAGTCAGGCAAACAGAATTGAGCAGGAGAAGCAGCGCAATGGCTGAGTTTGAACTTAAGGCGCTGATCACCGGTGTCGACAAGCTGTCACCTGCGCTGTCGCGAATGCAGAAAAATATTCGTGGCTTCAGGCGGCAGGCAGAGGAAGCATCAAAAGGTGGGCTCGCACTTGGGGGAGGTCTGGCCGCCGGGCTGACCTTATCGATGAAAGCATATGCGGATCAGGAGAACGCGGCCACTGGTTTGAAAGTCGCCATGATGCAGGATAATGGCGAAGTTGGCAGTAGCTTTGAAAAAATTAATAAGCTTGCAGTAGGTTTGGGTAATCAGTTGCCGGGAACAACCGCTGACTTTCAGAACATGATGCAAATGCTGGTGCGTCAGGGTATTCCGGCAGAGAACATTCTCGGCGGGGTCGGGAAAGCGACGGCTTATCTGGCTGTGCAGTTGAAGAAGACACCCGAAGCGGCAGCAGAATTTGCGGCCAAAATGCAGGATGCTACAGGGACCGCTTCAGATGACATGATGGGGCTGTTCGATACTATTCAGAAAGCGTTTTATCTTGGTGTTGACGACACCAACATGTTGTCGTTCTTCACCAAAACCAGTTCCGTTCTGAAGATGATTAATCAGGACGGGCTTAAGGCCGCCCAGGGTCTTGCGCCGATCAGTGTGATGATGGATCAGATGGGGATGCAGGGCGAGTCGGCGGGTAACGCGCTTCGAAAAGTTATTCAGTCAGGCCTGAATATAAAGAACGTTAAGGGCGTTAACAAAGTGCTGGCGAGCCAGAAACTTGGCATCAATCTCGATTTTACCAACGGGAAGGGCAGCTTTGGTGGGCTCGACAATTTGTTTGCGCAGTTGAGCAAGCTTCGCAAATTGACCGACGTTAAACGTACCGGTGTTCTGAAAGCTCTATTTGGTGATGATGCTGAAACACTGCAGGTTGTGAATGCCCTGATCGATAAAGGCAAAGATGGCTATGACCAGATTCAGCAAAAAATGAATCGGCAGGCCAGCCTGAATAATCGAGTTCAGGCCCAGCTGGGAACTCTTACCAACCTCTGGGAGGCAATGACAGGCACAGCCACTAATGGCCTCGCAGCCATTGGCGGAGCTTTTTCTGGAGACGCGAAGCAGGTCACAACCTGGTTGGGGGATCTTGGTGAGCGTTTTACAAAGTTTGCTGATGAGAACCCCAGAGTAATTCGTGGTGCTTTTGGATTAGCTGCTGGCCTGGCTGTTTTGAAGTTAGGATTTATGGGTGTCGGCGGGGCAATTAGCATGGTAAGCCGAATCTTATCAATGAGTCCCATTGGCATGATTGCTACCGGCATTGCGTTAGCCGCCGGACTGATTATCTCCAACTGGGATGTAGTTGGACCTTATTTCAAAAAATTATGGGGATTTGTTCAGCCAATATTTTCTGAATGGATGCGCTGGGCGAAGATGGCTTTTGACTGGTCTCCCTTGGGCTTAGTAATAAATAACTGGGGGCCAGTGGTGCAGTGGTTTCAGGATATGTGGGCAAAGCTGAAACCTATAGTTGAGTGGTTTACCGACGGCGCTAGTGATACCGTCGCCGCTGCGAATGCTGCGCAGTGGGGAGCGGGTGGTTACGGTGCTTATGGTGCAGGGGTGGCAAGTTCTGGCTACAACCCATACGAGATTAAGCAGGGAGCTGCTGCTCAACCTCAAGGAGAGGTTACCGTTAAGTTTGAAAATGCTCCGCCAGGAATGAAGGTGACTGAGACTCGAGCATCGGGGATAGATGTAAACCATGATGTGGGTTATACCAGAATCGGTAGGACAGGTATGGGTGGTTAGATTTTCAATTGGAAATAATCTGAAATGCGATGTTATGATTTTATCCTCAATATCTGATGGATAAAAAAATGTCATATATCGATTCAAACTTAGTCGGCAATGAAGAAGTGGTTTATCGCGGACATGTTACTTTATGGGCTTGGTTGCCATGGGTGGTATGGGGCTTAATTTTAGGTTTCACTACTCTCATAGGGTTCGTTCTGATTCCTTTAGGTTATTTTGTCTTGCGTTCAAATGAGGCTGCGATAACTAACAAGCGGTTGATTGCTAAGTCCGGCCTAATCAAGAGAGATACTGTAGAAATTCCTATCAGGAAAATTTCAAGCCTGCAGGTTAAGCAGGGGATATCTGGGCGTTTGCTGGGTTACGGATCTCTTATTATCAGTGATACTGGGGCTGTTCACGCTCCAATCCGCTTTATCAAAGACCCAATGAAGTTCAGGCAGCGTTTCTTTGAGCTTCAGGAAGAGATAGAAAATAAATAATCTTAAATAACCCCGCCAATCGGCGGGTTTTTTGTTTCTGGAGATGGTATGGCGTGGAAAGACCGATTGCAAAACGCCTCGTTTCGCGGCGTCCCGTTCAAAGTTGAGGATGAAGACTCTACCGGCGGGCGCCGGGTTGAAACCCACGAATACCCCAATCGTGACAAGCCGTATACAGAAGACCTCGGTAAGGCCACGTTCCGCGCATCCATTACAGCTTATGTGATCGGGGATGACTGTTTCGAACAGCGCGATGCGCTGAAGGAGGCGCTGAATAAACCGGGTCCCGGCACGCTGATTCATCCAACTTTTGGTGAAATCAGCGTTTGTGTTGATGGTGAGATCAGGGTCAGCACAAGAAAGGAAGAGGGCCGCGTGGTCCGCTTTGACCTCCGGTTCGTCGAGGCCGGTGAACTGGCTTACCCGACATCAGGTGCGGCAACTGCCCAGATACTCGGGTCCTCATGCTCCGTGTTGGACAGCTGTATCAGTGATGCGTTCGACGGGTTTGGCATGGATGGCATGGCTGATTTTGTGCAGCAGGACGTTATTGGGCAGGCCAGTGGAATGGTTGGCTACGTCTCAGACGCCATGAAGATGATCGACGATGGCGTGTCTGCTGGAGCTCGTCTTCTCCAGGGTGATATTTCGGTGCTGCTGCCTCCTCCGTCATCAGGGAAGGGCTTTATTGAGTCGCTGCAAAAAATGTGGCGAACGGGCAACCGGCTGTACGGCAACTCTGCCGATCTGATCACGATGGCAAAAGCTCTTTCGGGTATCAGCCTTGGAAAAGACCTGGCGCCCAGGGGAGTGTGGAAAACCGACAGCCAGAGCACCAGATCCAAAACAGAGCAGCGAAACCATGTCGCGAGCGCGATCCGCACTACAGCCTTAAGCGAGGCGGTTTACACCGTAACGAAACTACCCGCTCCGGCAGCTGTTACAGCTTCCGGCTCCTCCGGTCAAAGTGCTGCGATAGTAGCGAATGTCTCTCACCCGGCGCTGAGCAACGCGCCAACAAACACCGTCACTCCTGATGCTCCGTCGTGGGATGAACTCACTGTAGTTCGCGACACCCTGAACCAGGCAATCGTGAAAGAGATGGAGCGGACGACTGACGATCGTGTTTTCACTGCACTGCGCCGTCTAAAGGCAGATCTGAATGCCGACCTGACGCAACGTCTCAGGCAGACAGACAGAACCGTAACGGTACTGCCCGTGGGAATAGAGCCTGCCGTCGTTCTGGCGGCGCGTATCTACGACGACGCCAGCCGCGCCGGTGAAATTGTCCAGCGCAACGGTATTGCGCACCCCGGATTCGTACCTTTGCAGCCGCTTAAATTGTCGACGCGCCAGCTGGCGTGGCGGGTAAACCAACAAGTTGATCAGGACCAGCTTTATACGGCAAGGACCAGCGACTGGTTGAGATGGGCGATCGCGGTTGAGAAAGCCTGTTCATTAGGATTTTAGGAGTCAGCATGTCCCAGTTTACTGAAGCCGATTCATCGGTTAACCGCCTGAATGCGGCCGTTACGGCATTTGAAAAAGTATTGACTCAGCCGGAAGGAACGGTGGTCGAAATGCCCACAGGCGCGGCACAGCCGAGCCTGGCCGAAAGGTTAAAGCGCGCTATCGATGCAGTCACAGTTAAACCCGCCCAGGCCGCAGCGCAGGCCACATCTTCAGCTCAGCAAGCCCAGTCCGCGCAGCAGTCAGCCGCCCAAAGCGCAGCAGATGCTGCGAACTCGGCCGCCGCCACTGGATATGTCGCACCACCGTTCCCGGATGTATGGGCGCCGCTGTCCGATGACCTTCGCCTGCTGGCCGGGATCGCGCCAGCGGACACAATCACAGTGGCAGGCACCAGTTACCCTTTGCCCACCAAGTCGATGACGTTTGGCCGCTCAACGACCGCGACGTATATCGATAAGTCAGGTGTTCTCAAAACTGCTGCGATAAACGAGCCACGGTTTGAGCGCGAAGGTCTTTTAATGGAGGGGCAAAGCACTAACTATGTTCTTAACAGCGATGATCCTACTCAATGGCAGAGCAATAGCACTCTGACCAAGGCTTCTATCGTCGATGGAACTACACAGGCGATTACCTACACAGGTACGGTAAACGCTGCTACCAGTGCCAATCATCAGGCTACGGTCAGCTCAAATATTTCTGTTAATGCAGGTGATACCGTCACAATATCGGCACGAGCAAAGGCTTCATCTGATATTGTTCGCTTCAGATTTACACTTGATGGTACTGATATCGCGAATATCTTTTTTAACGCGATTACAGGGGAATTCATCAGTGCTACCGCTGGCCTTACATATACCTCTACTTTGGGAAGTGATGGGTACGCATATCTGAGCGCGACTTATACCGCTCCAAGCGCTGGTGTGGTGACCGCTGGCGTATGGCTCAGAGGGAACGCAAACCTGGCGATAGGGACGGTGATTTATATCCAGACGCTACAGGTAGAAAAAAATGCTGTCGCAACAAGTTATATCCCGACTGGTTCAACAGCGGTTACCAGGGCTGGCGACAGCATATCATTACAACCTTCAGGTAATATTGGGTACAGGACAATAGGGGATCAGTTCAGCAGAACCATAGCATTTGAAATTGCGATAAATAAATTTGCTGTGCCAACCGTTGGATATGCTGAGATTGTTAGAGCATTAGGTGCAAATAACGACATTATCTTAAGGGCCGTAACCGCGACAATAAATTCTTATATAGGCGGCAGCGGGCCGAGTATAGCTGTCACTTATCCCTTCGCTTCTAAGGTTTATGCCCAGACAATCGAGGCTTCAAACGTTAATACCATATATTTTGATGGTAAAAGCAATAGCAGAACATTGCCACCAACAACACCAGGCTCAATGCCTACAGTTTTAAATTTCCTGACGAATAACAACCTCGTTTATCACATCCGTAACTTCCGTATCTGGCACCGCCTTTTATCTGAGATTCAAATCAGAGGACTCCGCTGATGAAAGATTTATATCTGCGCTTCCCCAGTGAGAGGGAGGCGCAACAGAAATTAATTGCGTTCGGGTTTGAACATGAAGAAGAGCAGGGCGGTTTATTTCACCCTGATATTTGTCTGGATGTGGTCGGCGTTATTATTACCAGTACCGGCGAAGCGGAGTCCGTGGAATACGTCACCGAACCCGGCTACCACGTCAATCTGCGTGTTATTAACGACGATCTCGATTTATCCAGCTTAAATGGGTTCGCCGTGAACCCTAAAACCCCTGCTCGCGTCTGGGCCTGATTATGGATGACAACGTTACTCTGAGGGTCAACGGCAGGGAGTGGGGCGGCTGGACATCAGTCAGGATTGGCGCAGGTGTTGAACGGCTGGCGAGGGATTTCAGCGTCGAAATTACCAGGCAGTGGCCAGGCGAGAACGGTGACACCCTCTCACTGAAAGTTAAAGGTGGCGACCGGGTCGAAGTTTTGATTGGCACCGATTTGGTGATCACTGGCTGGGTCGAGGCAACCCCTGTTCGCTACGACGCACGCTCTGTCAGTGTTGGAATCAGCGGGCGCAGCCTGACAGCAGATTTGATCGACTGCGCCGCAGAACCGACGCAATTCAACGGACAGTCTCTGGTTCAGGTGGCCGCCGCGCTGGCAAAGCCGTTTGGTATTGAAGTCGTTAATTCCGGCGCGCCTGCTGACGTTATCCCGGGCGTGCAGCCTGATCACGGCGAAACGGTTATCGAGGTGCTGAATAAGATGCTGGGTCAGCAACAGGTGCTGGCTTATGACGATCCAGTGGGACGGCTGGTGATTGGTGGAGTTGGGTCGACGCGAGCGCATACCGCGCTCGTTCTCGGCCAGAACATCCTTTCCTGCGATACCGAAAAAAGTATCAGGGACCGTTTTTCAACGTATCAGGTATCCGGGCAGAGAGCCGGGAATGATGAAGACTTTGGCGCGGCCACCACAACGGCTCTCCGGGCGAAGACCGAAGATGCCGGGATCGGGCGGTACCGGCCAATGGCTGTTCAGCAGACAGGCCAGGCGACAGGTGCAAGCTGCATCGCCCGCGCTGATTTCGAAGCGCGCCAGCGCGCCGCCCGCACTGATGAAACAACGTACACCGTGTGGGGGTGGCGCCAGGGTGACGGTTCTCTCTGGCAACCTAACCAGCGGGTAATCGTCTTTGACCCCGTCTGTGGGTTTAACAACCGTGAGCTGCTGATTTCCGAGGTGTTGTTCACCAAAGACAGCAACGGCACGATCACCGAGTTGCGCGTCGGGCCGCCTGATGCGTATCTGCCGGAACCTGCCGATCCTAAACAGCGGAAGAAGAAAAAAGCTGAGGAGGCTCCTTTCTGATGGGTAACTTTCAACAATTGCAGCGGCAACTGCTTAACCTGATTCGGCGCGCGGTCGTGGGAAGCGTTAAGCCTGATTCAAAATGTCAGGCTGTGGATGTTGAACTACTCGCGGGTGAGAAGAAGGGTGGCATTGAGCATCTTGAGCCTTACGGGTTTACCTCACATGCGAATTCGGGTGCTGAAGCTCTGGTTCTGTTTCCTGATGCCGATCGCTCCCATGCTGTAGCGGTCACCGTGTCCGATCGCCGCTATCGCATCCGGTCTCTTAAGCAAGGTGAAGTCGCCATTTATGACGATCTGGGACAGTCGGTCACATTGACGCGCGCCGGTATCGTCGTGAACGGCGCCGGAAAGCCCATTACCTTCATGAACGCGCCGAAAGCGCGGTTCGAAATGGACATCGAATCGACAGGCCAGATCAAGGACCACTGCGACACAACCGGGGTCACGATGGCGTCAATGCGCCTCACGTACAACGGTCATATACACAAAGAAAACGGTAACAGCACAGACGTGCCGGACAAACAAATGGGGACGTAAATATGGACCTGTGGCTAACCGTAAACGGGGTAAGCGTTTCAGCGAATGCCCCTCTCGATTTACTCACCCGCTCTGTTGTGATTTCTCTTTTCACCTGGCGCCGCGCGCAACCGGATGACAATGCCGATCAGCCTAACGGGTGGTGGGGCGATACCTGGCCTGCAGTCCAGAACGACCGGTACGGTTCGCGCCTCTGGTTGCTCCAGCGTCAGAAGCTGACTAACCAGACAGCCCTGGTCGCCAGGACGTATATCAACGAAGCACTGCAGTGGATGATCGATGACGGCGTTGTTTCCAGGATTGACCTCCTCATTCAGCGTACCGGCATTAACGAACTGGGTAACAGCATAACGCTGTGGCGCTACAACCAGCCCACCACTATTTCTTTTGACGATCTATGGAGTGCGATCACAAATGGCTGACAGCGAATTCCAGCGCCCGACGCTGGCAGAAAATATCAGCATGCTCCGCACCGACCTTTTTTCCCGCCTGGACGCGAGCGACACCATCAGGCGTATGGATGAAGACGTGAGGGCGAAAGTGTATGCGGCCGCGCTGCATACCGTGTATGGCTACATTGATTACCTGGCGCTGAACATGCTGCCGGATAAGTGCGACGAAGCCTGGCTGCAAAGGCATGCGGCCATGAAGCGCTGCCCCCGAAAAAGCCCTACAGCGTCAGCAGGATTTATGCGCTGGGATGGCGTAACAAACGGCATTACGGTAAAGGCTGGCGCGGTGATTCAACGCGACGACCTGATCCAGTACACCACCACGGCAGACGCGACCAGTGCAGGCGGCGTTCTGCGCGTGCCGATCGTGTGCAGTGTCACCGGCAACGTAGGTGAAATTGACGATGGTGCCGCGCTTTATCTGGTGACGCCGGTTAATGGCCTGCCGTCTTCAGGCGTAGCTGACTCTGTTGCTGGTGGGTTTGATATTGAGGATCTGGAAACCTGGCGCGCCCGGGTGCTGGAGCGTTACTACTGGACGCCTTTGGGTGGTGGGGACGGCGATTATATTGTGTGGGCCAAAGAAGTGCCGGGCATCACCCGGGCGTGGACCTACAGGCACTGGATGGGGGCTGGTACGGTGGGCGTGATGGTGGCCAGCAATGATCCGGTAAACCCCATTCCAGACGCAGCAACTGTTGCAGCAGTAAAAGCCCACATCGCCCCGCTTGCCCCTGTTGCCGGTGCTGATCTGTATCCGTTCGCACCCGTCGGCCATAACGTCAATTTCAGAATACGCCTGACACCTGACACGCCAGAAGTCCGTGCGGCAGTGACGGCGGAGTTACGCTCGTTTCTTTTGAGAGACGGATACCCGGAAGGTGAACTCGAAATCTCACGAATAAACGAGGCTATTTCCATCGCAGCAGGCGAGCACAGCCATGCTCTGGTGGCTCCGACAGCCAGTATCCCGATCGCCAAAAATGAACTGGCCATACTGGGGACGCTCGCATGGACGTGACCGATGACGACTACATCCATTTGATGTCAGCCCTGCTGCCGCCTGGTCCTGCATGGTCAGTTGACGATCCGGCAATTATCGGGGCAGCTCCCTCGCTGCGGCGGGCTCACCAGCGCGCCGATGAGTTGATACTGGAATTAGATCCGCGCACAACCATCGAGCTGATTAACCGCTGGGAAACCTGCTGCGGCCTGCCTGATGAATGTATCCCGGCGGGGACGCAAACGCTGCTGCAGCGTCAGAGCAGGCTGGACGCAAAGGTCAATTTAATCGGTGGTATCAACGAGAGGTTTTACCTCGACCAGCTTGCTGCCCTGGGCAAGCCAGGGGCGACGATCACCCGCTACAACAAGGGGCCGTTCAGATGTACCTCCGCCTGTACCGAAGCCGTGTATTCAACTGAATGGCGTTACTACTGGCAGGTCAACATGCCGTCCTCAACGGATGCTACCTGGATGACGTGTACTGATGACTGCGACACCCCGGTTCGTTACTGGGGTGATACGGTCGCGGAATGCGTGATCAGTAAACTCTGCCCGTCCCATACCTACGTACTTTTCAAATATCCGTAACCGGAGAAACTATGCATCGTATTGACACACCTACTGCGCAGAAAGATAAGTTCGGCGCGGGGAAAAATGGCTTTACCAGGGGTAATCCGCAGACAGGGACGCCAGCTACCGATCTTGATGATGATTATTTTGACATGCTGCAGGAGGAGCTGGTTGCGGTAGTCGAAGCGGCAGGGCTGGCTCTCGATAAGTCCAAGCGTGACCAGATGCTAACGGCATTACGAAAATTACTTTTAAGTCGCGCCAACCCTTTCGCAGATATTAAATCTGATGGCGCAGCTGCTATCACAGCGGCACTTTCTAACCTTGGGTTTACCTATGGCACAGGCTGGTACAAGCTCGGCAGCCTTATTATTCAGTACGGGACTATAGACTTTACCGGGGTTACATCAAGGGCCGTTACATTTCCTATCCCATTCCCTACAGAGGTGGCGCAGGTGATTGTTTCTGATGCCGGATTCAGTACCGGTAACATGTGGGGGTATAAAAACAAAACCTTAACTGGATTCATTGGCTGGGTAAACGTCGCTGGTGAAGGCGGCCAATATTTTGCATTCGGGAAATGATTAACATGGGCAATTATATTTATAGTGCAGTAAATAACGCCTTTTACCCTTTCTCTCTGAAAAGTGATTATGAGCGATCCGGGACCTGGCCGGAAGATGGCGTGGAAGTAAGTGACGAGGTAGCCAGTGAGTTCATGGCATCTCCTCCTGCTGGAATTTGCCGGGTTCCCGGGAGTGACGGGCTTCCCGCGTGGGGAGATGTACCTCCACCCACGCATGAAGAGGTTGTTGCGCAGGCCCAGGCTGAAAAGCAGTACCGCATTGATTCAGCGAACGACCACATGAACGGCAAGCAGTGGCCCGGTAAAGCCGTGCTTGGGCGGTTAAAGGGGGAAGAGTTGGCGCAATACAATGCTTGGCTCGATTATCTGGATGCTCTTGAAGCAGTAGACACATCCAGCGCTCCTGATATCCCATGGCCCGAACAGCCGGTTGTGTAAACCTCCTTGATCTGTACCGCCTTTAAAACTACTGTATATAAAAACAGTAAAAGGGAGTGCAGATCATGCCCCGCAAATCAGACATTCACAGCGCATTTGTCGCTGCAATACAGCTAAATCCTAAGGGATACCAGTGTCTACGCACGGATGACTTCATCCGTGAGTTGCGCGCCAGAAACTGGCATTTCACGCCGGACGATGCCAACGACTGGATAGAGCGTTATCAGGAGTTCTTCGTCGACAAGACGCCGGATGACAGCCAGAACCGGCTCTGGATGATGAGAAACATGGGGAGGGTGATCTGATGGGATTCGTATCGCCAGCAACAGACTATGTAGAGCGCAGGCTCTGCCCTGAAACCATTTGCGGAATTGGCATTGACAGCAGAATCCTTGAGACGTCATCCGGGTTTGCGGTGATCGAGCCGGTCACCCGACTTGTGCAGGGGCAGGTTCTGCTGATCCTTAGTGGCGGTCAGACGCAATTTGCTCGGTTTCTGGGAAAAGCATTAATCACAGAGGACGGCGAGGCGATAGAAGGCGACGCAGCGGAAGAGGTCGAAGTGATGGGCAGGGTGACATTCTTCATCAACAGCACAGATGCGGATGATAGGCCGGTGTAAAAAGCCCATAAAAAAGCCCGCATCAGCGGGCTTCTTATCACTCGGGAGCCGCGGCTCCTTTGCGTATCCTTTTTTGTCCCCTCACCGTCTGGTCGGTGTCCTGCTGAGACTGCTAACTTCCTGTTATTGCTGGTGATGTCCTATCACCGTCCAATCATGATTGGTGGAGCTGGCGGGAGTTGAACCCGCGTCCGAAATTTCTACATCCTCGGTACTACATGCTTAGTCAGTCTTTACATTCGCACGCCAGCTGCGGACAGACACGCCACTAACGAACTAGCCTGATTAGATTTAACACTTCAGCCCCAGGCAGGACATCCATGCGATCTCTTTTGGGTTTGACCTCTCTTTGATCCCCGTCTTAAGAGCGGAAGCTAGGGAGAGAGGGCTCTTAGCAGGTTATTAAGCTGCTAAAGCGTAGTTTTCGTCGTTTGCGACTATTTTTTTGCGGCTTTTTACGAGGCAAACCGCCCCTCGGCATGCACCTTGGGTTTCGCAAATCCCGTCGAATCCAGAATCAGCCCCAATAGTGTTACAGCAAGTATACCAGAACTCGTAGCCGGGATACCACCCCGGAACGCTAACTTATTGAATCGCTCAATAAGTGCACGGAAATTAACGGCCTGCGTGCTTCATGATGCGCGCTTTATCGACCTGCCATTCACGGTCTTTGGCGTCGTTACGTTTGTCGTGCTGTTTCTTACCTTTTGCCACGCCGATTTTCACTTTGCACCAGGCGTTCTTCCAGTACAGCGACAGGGCGAGCACGGTATAACCTTCGCGGTTGATGCGCCCGAACAGGGAATCCAGCTCACGCTTGTTCAACAGCAGCTTACGGGTGCGGGTAGGATCGCAAACGTAGTGTGAAGAGGCGACCGTCAGTGGCGTAAAGTTCGCGCCAAACAAAAAGGCTTCGCCGTCTTTGAAGATCACGTAGCTATCACCGATGTTGGCTTTACCCGCACGCAGCGATTTAACTTCCCAGCCCTGTAACGCCAGGCCAGCTTCGAATTCTTCTTCAATGAAATACTCGTGGCGGGCACGCTTGTTGAGCGCAATGGTTGCCGAGCCAGGTTTATGTGCTTTTTTCTTCGTCATAAGTGTCGTGAAGCCGTAGGTAATCTGATGTCAAAAAGTCACCTCATTGCGTCCTGTGAGGTCTAACGCGCTATATTAGCACGAGATGAGGCTCAGCGTTTTTTTAACAGGGGATAAATGTTATTATTTGTTGGTTGTTTGATCAGGAAAAATGTTATGCCTCAGATTAGTCGTACTGCGCTTGTCCCTTACAGTGTGGAACAGATGTACCAGTTAGTGAATGACGTTCAGTCATATCCGCAGTTTATCCCGGGATGTACCGGGAGCCGCGTGCTGGACTCAGGCCCGACGCAAATGACGGCGGCGGTGGATGTTTCCAAAGCCGGGATCAGCAAAACATTCACGACCCGCAACACGCTGACCGATAACCAGAGCATTCTGATGCATCTGGTGGATGGCCCCTTCAAAAAATTGATGGGCGGGTGGAAGTTCGTTCCGCTCAGTGCCGACGCCTGCCGGATCGAGTTTCATCTCGATTTTGAGTTTACCAACGCCCTGATTGAACTGGCGTTTGGCCGCGTGTTTAAAGAGCTGGCGGCAAATATGGTCCAGGCGTTCACGTTGCGCGCCAAAGAGGTCTACAGTGCCAGCTAA